ACACACGGCGAGGAGCCTGCTTGTTGCAGATGGTGTTGAGAATCTTCCAGCGGTCGGTGCCTGAGTTACGTGCAAGCGCAAGCTCGTCAACGACGATCAGGTCGATGTCAGGCCGCTTGGCCAGCGCGTCCTTGATGGTAGATAGCCCGTCGATGTTGATGACGTAGATGTCCACGTCTTGTGCGAGCAGTTTGTTACGGCGCTCTCGCGTGCCGTGCAGTACAACACAGTCCAGATGCGGGAACGTCTGAAAGGCTGAGTCCGCCCATGTGCGCTCCATGGTAGACAGAGGGCACACCACAAGCACCTTGTTCACGGTCTTGGTGCGGCGCAGATAGTCATACGCCCACAGTGCGCTGTTGGTCTTGCCAGTGCCCATACCGTTTAGGCAGAACGCACGGCTGTTCATGGACAAGAACGATGCTGTGTCAAGCTGTGCAGAAAACGGCGGATGTCTGCCGCTGACCTTGGGCCAGTCGTAGTGAATGGGCATGGGTTCGGGAACCTCAAAGCCCAAGTTACGCAGCACCCGAGTTTCGTCGGGCCTGTGCGGTATCGCAACCAGAGTTGATCCTTTGTGTTCTACCAACTTCGCGGTTGGTATGACTGTCGTTACTCGTGATGGGTTGCGGAGCTTGAGTACGACAGCCTTTTTTTCTTTGTGAATTAGCATGTGAGTTTCATTGCAATAAATGCGGCAATTATTCCTTCGTCGGTTTGTTCAAATGGCATTGCATGTTCTTCTGCATTTTTTGTAACCCATCTAAGTTCAACATCGTAGAAACTATGGTGTGTTCGCATTACTTGAATGTGCGCAACACCATCTGGGATTTGTTGGCCGAAGAACATGCGGGAACCGTCAGGTCTCCAGTAGCCTTCATTTATCTGGGTTATAACTGCCACTGCCTTTTCTCCATCCACGGTTGGTTGATCGGTCTTGAACTGCTACGTTGGCCTTGTGGTTGCCGCCGCCGTTCTCCAGTGACTTCTTGTGCGCTACGTCCTTACCATCGCCGACCTTGGCCTTGCCATCTTTGATGGCATCGCGCCGTGCAGCGTTGTTCTTCACACGCTTGGCCACTTCTTCAGGGCGAGCGTTGTAGGACTTTTGGTACTCCAGTTTGCGGGGTGTTGATTTGGGCATTTCGATTCTCCAAGATGTGGTAAGCGTTGATGACTACGAAGAACTCGCGTAGCTGGTCTACATTGTCCACGACGATGGCCCAGCCGTCAGCATTTTGAATCTCTTGTATCACTCGGTCTTGATTGGCTGTAGTGCTCCCTCGCTTACCCGGGGCTTTGGTTTCGACAGCTACGAAGATGCCCTTGTAGCAGCAGATGATGTCAGGGATTCCAACTTGCCCCATGCCATTGGACACGGGCATAAAGAACCAAGCGCCAATGGACTTGAGGTATTTCTTGCAAGCGTCTTTGACCTTGCCCTCTGGTGTACTAGCCATTCTTCCTCCCGTTGAACTCGCAGCTCAATACTGGGCACCAAGCCTTACACAGCCCTGACGTTTTGGCTGGCCACCGGTCTCTTTCATATGCAGACTCCAGCTTGTTCACACGAGGCACGAAGTTCTGCCAAATGACAGACACCTCAGAGCGTTCGCGTGGCGTCCAGTCGATCTTCTTTTCCTTGAGCCAGATAAAGCCCGTGGTAACTTTGTTGATCTCTGGGTGATGGGCAAACACGTAGTTGGCGTACAGATCGAGCTGCTCTGTGGGCTTGCGCTTGCCGGTCTTGTAATCTGCAACGATGGCCTTGTCACCATGGAGCACAACCAAGTCAGCGATGCCGCGAGTCCATGCGCCTTTCCATGCTGTCGGCTGGAAGTTCCGGTCCAGTGCGTATGCCTGTTCGCACAGCTTTGCGCCGGGCAGTTTGGCCAGCTTGAACGCCAGCTTCTGCCACTGCTCCATACCTTCAGGCAGCATGACGCCGTCCTTGATGAAGTCCTCGAACGCGGTGTGAACTCGTGTACCCCACTCAGTGTGTACGGTAGGCGGCTCAACGATGTCGCGCTTGACCTTGAGGTGGTAGAACTTGCGCGGGCACGTCTCGAATGTGTCGAGCTGGCTGTACGTCCAAGCCGGGTTTGTCATGTTGTTCCAATGCGGTTGTGCCCCAATGCGTCATTCGACGGTTGGGGCTTTTTGTTCGTGGCTCTATGGTAGCAGCATGGTGAGTGCTGTCAACATTATTTTGCTTCACCGTAGCAATCCGCAATGTCACCCTCAGACCACGTCACAAGCTCTGGCCACCACGACACACCTTGGCGCATGATGCCCTGCAAATGATCGAGGTGCTGCTGCGCATCTTTCTCTGGAACTGCAAACACAAGCTCGTCATGGACTGCCAGCGATGGGCGCAAGCCAGTGTCCTTGTAGAACCGCACAGCATGCTCAGCGATGACATCACGGGCCAGTGCCTGCACCAAGTTCTCAACGCCCTTCCCGGCGTAGATACGAGCCTTAGACCTGCCGCTGCCATACCACCATTCGGACTTGCCGTTGTCGATCTGTTTGTTCAGTGACGGGTAGTAGATGCGACGACCGGACGGCAAGCGCACAGCCTCGTGCTCCACTTGGCACATACCCCATGGGTCGATAGCTGCCTCGATACCTTGGCGGACGTTGGTCAGGTTGTTCTGAAACTGCTTCCAGCCGTTGACGATCTCGCCGTGAGCGTCGCGGTACTTGTTGACCACATCAGTGGCTTCTTCCAGCGTCAGGTCGATGCCGCCCATCAGCTTGGCTACCTTCTGGAACGTAGCGCCGCCAGCGCCAAAGCCTAGACCCAAGTGAGCCACCTTGCCCACCTGACGTTGGTTCTTGGTGACCTCGTCTTCGGTGATGTTGTACAGGTCATGCGCTGCAAAGTATCGGTACAGGTCGGCCTTGTCTGGGCTCGACGCGAACAGCTCCATGGCGTACGGGACTTTCCACAGAAACATATTGACCCGCAACTCGATGCCAGAAAGATCGGCCACGATGATCTTGTGCCCCTTGGGTGCCTTGAGCGACATACGCAGGGCGTCGGACGGCTTGGGATTCTTGGGGTCGATGCGCGGTAGGTTCTGCATGTTGTACTGCTCACCAGACCAGCGACCTGTTGTATCCGCGCCACAGTATTTCAGCGGCACAGGCAGTCTGCCATCACAGGCGTCAGCGGCTCTGAGGAACGCTTGCAGTCGTGTCTCCAGCAGCGTGGACTTGACCTCGAGTCTGGCACGGGCAGCAGCAGCCACCACAGGGTTCTCATGGTTCTGCAGTGCGATGAACGCATCGTCTGTCTTGGCCAGCGCGGGCACACGCTTCTCAGGGTTGGTCGGCGACTGCTTCATGGGGGCCTCAACACCAAGGCGCTCCAGCAGTGCAGAGAACTTGGCAGCCGAGGCCAGCTCAGCACGAACCTGCTCCTCGATATCTGTACCACTGTCAAGGCGCTCAGCCACGAACTGTTCGATGCCAAGGGTGTGGGCCAGCTCAATCAGGGAGCGACGCTTCTCTTCCTTCACATCTTCCAAGGCCTTATCCACCATGGAGTAGTTGAGCAAGAACTTGGGCTCGACCAGCATGCGTGTGGTCATGTCGATCTGCAGCAGCTCCTGCTTGGGGAATGACGGGGCGAGCTTCTTGAAGATAGCCGCACACAAGTCGGTGTCCACCTTGTTGTACTCCTCCATCTGAGCCAGCTCATCTTCGCTGAAGTCACACAGGTGTTTGCCCTTGGTGTTGGTAGCCTCGAGGTCCAGCTTAGCGCCTACCTTCAGCTCGACGGCCAGCTTCTTGAGCGATACGCCAGTCAACGATTTGCCGTTTACGTACGCGCTGGTCTTGGAGTACTTGGGCCTTGCCATAGCAGCAGTGCAGCCGTACATCTTGGGGTTCACGCCCATGCGCCATGCGAGGATCATCGCATCGAAGCCGGACATGTTGTGGCCGATAGCCATAGCATCAGACCAGTCAAGCGACTGCAGGTGCTCTCTGATCTTCTGCTCACCGAACAGCACATATGTTTCAGCGCCGCCCACCTTGATGGCCACAGAGATGATCTCAGTGTCGGGGTGCATCACGTACTCGGTTGGAGACATGCGGCTGAGCGTGTGCTCAGTGCTCCAGAACGACTCAAAGTCAATGTAGATGGGGGTCATCAGTTTTCCAGTTTGTTTGCGATCTTGTACGCCCGCCATAGGGTGCCAACTTCTGAGTCGCAGCTCTCTGCGTAATCGAGAAAGCCTTTGAACTCTTGCAAGCTTTTGATCATGGTGGCAGTCAAGGTGGCGGACTCGATGCCGTCGTTAAGCGTGATTGTGGCGCTTTGCTTAGCTGTGCCAATGCCAAGGTTGCCGTTGGCTGACAACGTCATGGCGGGTTGGATGCTGTTGCCGAAGACAATGTTGCTGGACATCAGTACAGACCTTCCAAGTCTGGTGGTGCGTAGTCAGCCCCCTTGGCGATCTTGCCCTGCTCGTTGAAAATGGGGTAGCCGTTCTTGTCGAACTTGCTGTAATTGCTACGGTTCACAGCAGCCACCGCATCAGCAGTCTTCATGCCAGCGCAGTACCCAGCGCCAACGGCTGTAACGACCTGATCGGCCAGTGAGTCAAGGAACTCTTTGCGGTCTGTGATGTTGGCCAGCAGTTCTCCGTTTTTAAGCATGCGTGCCAGCGCGTTAAGCGCCACACGCGTAGCACGCACTTCGTACTCTATGCCCTCTTCGTTGGTGAAGTCCAACGTGTCAAACATCTCAACCACCTCCTCGAGATGGCAGCCAAGCTGCACGTTGAAGTCTGCTTCTGTTGGCTTAGGTCTGGCACGTCTGTGCCACAGTTCGATCTGATCTGTGCTCATTTAACTCTCCAATGCTTTGATGGCCATGATTCTTGCAATCACGTCCGGGATTTTCTCATCATCCTTGACGATGTAGAGTTCGTGCGCCCAGTCAGGGCCGCGACTTTGCGGCTTGTACGTCGACACCTTGATGATGCGACCGTTCGCGGCTTTGATGACAGAGAATGTAGACTGTGCCGTCTCATCACCTATGGGGTCTAGTCTGCTGGCGCTGACAGCTAGAGGTTGGTCTGGGTATCCTATTTGATTTACCTTACGTTCGTCTGACATAAGCCAGTTACGCAGCCATTGTTTGACGCTCATTTAACTCTCCAGTTGGAATGCGACGATGGCGGCGGCGATGCGCTCGTTCACGTCAGTGATGGTCTCGGCTATGTACGTCTCGTACTCGTAGCCTTCTTTGCGTCCGATGTTGACGATGTAGCCGTTGGCCACTTGCAGCACTTCGACAGTGCCATGAAATAGCTTTCTGGATTTTGGCACTTGTTCTTGCTTGATCATTGCGTTTTGAAAGACAGAACTAATTTGGCTAGGGTAGCCTGCAGTAGTAATACTGTTGCCAAGTATGTTGTGCATCAGGTCTTTAAACATTGCGACCCTCCAGCTCTATCAACAGCTCGATGTAGTGCTTGGCCTTCTTGAGGTCGGCTACGCCGTTCTTGCTGCGCCAGCGACTGACGTACTTGATGACGTTGCCCTCGAGGTATGGGATGCCGTTGGCATGGATGAACTCGACTGGCTGTATCTTCATCTGTTTGTAGTGGTTGCCGTCAATTTGTTCGTCTAATGGGTTTGTCATGTTTTTCCTTTGGTTGGGTTGAGATAACTATTTCGTTGGTGGTGAATCTGTGTTCGTTGGCGCACTGGTAGCGCCTTCGCCGGGTTCCGTCTGGCCTCATGCGACTGTCGATGACTTCGGTGTATGTGCCGCACACAGGGCACTTCATGGCCTTTTAAACGTAGGCAGTGGTGCCCAGTGTGTCCAGCCGTCTGAGTCGCGCCATGTACCAAGCACTGCAACGCCTAAGCTTTTGTCGATCATCAGCATCTTCGCACTCAGCGGCGGTGGATATTCTTTGGCATCAAGCCAGTGGTTGTTGACATCGACCACAGCGAAGCGGTCGTGCGTTAGTTTGTGCTCGGTCATTGCCATAGTCCTTTGCCGCCAGCGAATGTGGTCTTGATGGTTGTTTGCTTTGCTGCCGTAACCTTGCGCACGTAGCTCCTGCGGCTACGCTCTTCTTGAGACTGTGAGCTCTTTGGCTGTGCGTCTTCACCCTGACCAAGCGCGTAAATCTTGACGCGGTTGCGCCCGTCAATGTTGTTCGAGTAGTCAACAACGTAGATCAGCTCTTGGGCTTTCATCTCGGCAAGAAGCTTACCAACAATCTTGGGGTTGCACTGTGCTTTACGCGCCAGATCAAGCCTACTGTGGGGGCCTTGCAACAGTGCTTTGAATACTTGCACTGCTTCTTCGATCTTCATGGCTTCTCCTTGAGGCTGTAAAAATGCTCTGCCAGCTCGCGGGCCTTGTGCTTGTTGACGCCTTCACGGACCAAATTTGCCGTGACCATTTCCATCCATGATGCGGGTGGGGTGGTTGTGGTTTTCGGTGTAGCCATCAGCTTGTTGCCGACCCATTCGACAAGGCCAACTTCAAACGCCACAGGCTCTTGCACAGTGGGTGCTGCAAGGGCTTGCTTGATGGCGGTGATGGCGTCGCGAGCCATTGAGGTGCCGCGACCTTGCGATGGTAGATAGTCCATGTTCCACTCCAACGCCTCCAGCGCCAAGTCCAATGCTTTGTCTTCGGTCATGTGTTCTCCTCATCCATCGGCCACAGGTAGTTGGCATTACGCAGGATGTCATCAGCCAACTTGCGTGCCGCGTCCTCCGGCAGTTGGATAAAAACGCCGCTACTCGTCGTCACGACTACGCAAGGCACGCAGTCTTTCTCATGTGATGCGCCCACGGCGACGTAGTTATTTGCAAGGTTCATAAACAACTCCTCAATGTCAACAGGCCAAGCATCAACGTGATGAAGGCCACCAAGGCCCACACCAGTTGCCCATCAGCAGGGGTCGGTTTGTCTTCTTCGTCGTTCATGCCTCCCTCGCTTTCAGCATGGCATCAGCGAGTGCATAGCAGTGCTTTGCAGTCCGAGAATAGAAGTCGTCTGTTACTCCGATGCCCAAGTTAACAGAAGCAAGCGCTTGACCTGCAAGGTAGTCGCGCAGGGTCATGCCGTTGTGCAACGGCTGCACTGCATCCTCTGGGGTTGATGGGTCAATCAGACCTGACGGAAATGCCTGCCCACCTGTGTTCGTGTTGCTCATTTGATAATCCTCATGAATGCGCCGCATCGGGCGCACTTGTAAATCGGTTGGCTGGGAACTTCTTCCCATTTGTGTTTGCAATCGTTCATTTTTTCTCCAAGATAGGTGTCATCTTCTTCAAGCGGAACTCTTCGCTGACGAGCGCAATGGCTTCGTCCATATCTCTCAGAGTCACCACCTCCATCTGTGCGTCATGCAGTTCCATGAACTCGTTGATCGCAGTCATCTCAGCAGCCTTCAGAATAAACCGCCCGCTCCCAATGCCACGCGCACCGACAGCACGAATAGCCAGCAGCCCTTGCTTGACCACATCGCTGTAGTCATTGCCGAACCCCATACGTGCGAAGGCTTCTGTGATGTTGCCCATGGATATGAGCGTGTCGATGTCAGTTCGTGTTGCCACGCCCTTGGTCAGTGAGTCCAGTGCTGCATGATTCTTGATCTTCAGGTCAACCATGAACGACACGTGCGAGCGCACTGGCGACAAGCCTTCCATGACATACCCCACTGGGTTAAGCAGCACAGGTCTTGGTTTGTATTTACTGCGTTTACGCATGTCACTTCCGATTCGAGAATTTAATCCAGCACTTAGAGCAATACCACTTGTCCCGCATCTGCACACCGCCTAGAGGTTCAGAGTCGCTGCCACACTTGTCACAGTGCTTAAGCGGCTGACTGCGGGCCCGCGAACTCGCCGGGCTCTCTTGGAACGAGCTTGTCAAAGGCATGCGCGGTGGTTTGGAATTCATCGAGGATTTGTGGGTTGGTGACTGCGATCCAGTTGAGGAGCTGGGTGAGTTGTTTGTTGGTGTGTCGTTCTGTGGCCAGCTCGATTCTCATTACGTTGATTTCGCCCTGAATCAAGCTGAAGTTGCTGTTGGCCACCATGCAGAACTCTTGTAGCTTGCGGATGTTGAGCGTGTCGTCCTCGCTGTAGCCTTTCTCGACGGGAATTGGTAGTTGTGTGAGGTACATGCTCAGGCTCCGAAGATTTTCTTGAGTGCGTCGTACAGCTCACGGGCTTGCACGATAGACAGCGCGTTCATCAGCTCAGGCACAGTCCCTATGACACGTACAGGATTATCAGGCGCTGGTGCTGGCTCCGGTGTCGCCTTGGCAACAGGCTTGGCTTTTTTAGCTTTGTCTCTGGCTACGTACCCTTTTACGTAGTGATTGCCTACAGTTTTGTAGGTCGACACACTGCCATTCTTCTCGGCTCTGATGATGCCCCGCTTCACGAACTGCACAACCAGCGATGACGACGACGCGTCTTTGATACCAGCATTGCGTGCAAGCGTAACCAACGCTGCTCTTGTACTGCCGGGGTTGTCCCTGATGATGTTGAAGAACGTCTCTGATACGCCCAAGTTGGATGCTGTTGGTTCTGTCACGGTGTCTCCATCGTCGTCAAATTTAAGGTCTGCAAGCTTTTGCAATTCTGATCTCAAGTCAGGCATATTCATTCTCCAGTTCATCAATGATTTCATCAAGCATGTCGTTGGCATGCAGGGCTTCTAGTACGGACTCATCTGAGGTCAGCGCGTCGTACTCAACTTCTAGTCTGTTGTACAGGTCACGCATGTGGCTCTTGAAGGCCTCCTCGAACTCGTCTTCCAGTGCGCCGAAGTTGTATCCTTTGAGGATGGCCACGAACGCTGCGTTCTGAATGTCTGTTTTGTACGGACTATGGGCGTACACGAACTCGTCCATCTCGGACTCGCTGTAGTCATCCGGGCTCACCATGTCAGAGGTGAACGACGTGCAGTTCTCATGGTAGTAGTGGCCCCGTTGGACGACGCTCAAACTCCACGACTCTGCCGCCAGTGCAGTGAGTGCTGGGCACGTGTACCCCACCGACTCTAAGAACTTGGGCCAGTCGTCGACACTACCCTCGAAGCATGCACCGTCACCTTGCGATGAGAAGCCGCTGAAGTACATCCTGTCAACGTCGATACCGATAGCGCCCATGTCACGCTTGAAGTCGTGGTAGACGCAGTCGTGCCATTCCGTATGATCGACGTTCCAATGGCGATGCTTGTCGAGTATCTCGTCGCGCTGTCTTGCGGTCAGTGCGTTGAATCTTTCCATGGGTGTCATTTGACTCTCCAATACTTACGTGTGGCTTGCACAACCTCTACCTCCTTAGGAGGTATGGGCTCGTACTTGTTGCCGAATGGCGGCGTCCAGCCGAAGCGTCTCCATGTAGCCTGCACGTCAGCGCCTGACGTCCACTTGTAGTCGGGGTGGCCCACGGGAATGGTTGGTAGTGTCTTCTTCATGGTGTGTCTCCTTTCAAAATCATGGCTGCTTCGTACGCGACACGAAGCTCAGGGTGGGTGGCGTCGACGTACTCGATGAACTTGCCCATCTCCTCACAGTCATACTCGAGGTCTTCGATTCTGTTTTCGGCTTCGTTCAGGTCGTTGCTTAACTGGCTGGCTCTGTTCTGGTAGTCGTAGAGCTCTTCTTCGAGCTCGGCTATCTGCTCGGACAGGCTCATGATGCCGCTGCCAACTTAGCTGCAATGGCTGCAGCTGTAAGTCCCTCGGTGTCCATGTCTTCAACGATCTTGGCACGCTGTGTGGGGCGCTCGAGCTTGCGATCAAGGCGCTCGATGTCTTCGTAGTGGATGTACATACGCACACCGGGAAACAGCTTGACCGCCTCGTTAAGTGTCTTGCACTTCTGAAGGAACTCGGTAATGTCTGCCTCTACCTTAGCCCACCGTGCGTTGATGGCCATCTCAACGAGGGCGTCGTCCCAGCGTTGCAGCAGCTCGGCGCGGCCCGGAGTCTCCTCGGGGAACGCACGCACCTGATCGACCGTCAGCTCGGAGTCAGGCCTGTTGTAGTAGTTGTCCTTTGGACGCTGGTATGCGAACGCCATGTTGTTGAAGCGCACGCTAGTCTTGAGCGATCTGCCTTCGTCAGTCCAGCCATGGATAATGATGTTTGCGTCGGGAGACTTGGTCAGCCAATCTTTGGGGATAGACTCGAGAAGGTAGACGTGGTCTGCGCCCCAGCAGCCGATGTTGTAAAGCTTGCTTGCGTCGATGCTGTAGTTCTTGTCAATGTCCGGCAGGTCGTTTGCTCGCTCTGCCTTGCGCATGCCGTCGATCTTAGTCTTGACGCGATTGATAAGTTCTTTGGTGATGCCAACTGTTGCCATGATTAGATTCCTTCTTCAAGTTTGATTAGTGTTGAGACGTAGACCATTGCTTCTGTGAGCGTTATTGGTTCTTTGAAAGGGCCGTGGTGTGTATGCGGCACCTTGTTGATGGATACGTTGACGTGCCAGCCTTGCTGGTTGCGCACTACCTGCACGCCAACGGTGTTGCTCCGCTCTACGCGGATGCGTTCACTCTTCTGTATCGGATGTTCCGAGGAACTCTTGGATTGCTGTTCTGAGAGCATCGCGTGTTTCTTGTGGTGCATCGGCAGCTAGTGCGTCGTAGCACTGCTTGAAGATGTCGTTGTATGCGTCGATAAGAGAGTCGAGTTGGTCTTTGGCGTTCATGGTTGCTCCAAGGTAAAAGGGATATTGTCGCCGTACGGGGCACGAATGTCACTAGAGATACACCACACGACTGGGTAGTCAGGCGCGTTGGCCTCGTTGAAGTCGGTGTAACCGTCGGTCAGGCACACGAACACCTCGGGCTTGATACCTTCCTTGGCGATGTAGTTGAAGCCCTCTTCCATGTCAGTGCCGCCGCCACAGTAGAACGTCAGCGCCACCTCCTCGCCCTGCTCGAACACCTCGTGCTTGGCTACCGCAGTGTCGACATACAAGACATGGACACGGGATGGGTTGCACTGCGACACGATGCGCTGCAAGTGGCCGTTGTAGTGGTCGAGCTCGACCTTGCTGATGGAGCCGGACACGTCGACTTGGATGACAACCTCACCCATCTCGGCGGTCTTGCCTGTGCTTGGCAGGTAGCAGTTGGCGAAGCGCCGGTTAGGGCGTGACCATGTGTAGTCACCGCGAGTGAACGAGGTCATGTAACGCTCGAGGATATCGTGCCATGGAGTCTGCACGTCGATGAGGTCAGCGACGATCTTGGCCAGACCACCGGGCATCTTGCCCTGAGCCTTGGCTGCTTGGGCTGCTTGTGCGATCTCTACGCGAGTCTCAGCGTCGATGCGGTCAGCCTCCTCAGAAGTGAGTGGTGAGCCGCGCTCGATCAGGTCGTCACCGATACCACCGGGGCCACCGCCACCACCGGGCGGCTGGTCGGGCAGCTTGTTGTAGATGACGTCTACTGTCTCGTCCTTGGAGCCGGGCATATTGACACAGCCCTCGATCTGCTGGCCGATGCCTGCGTCCTTGAGCATGTCGTTAATCCATGCGTCGCCAGCGACGTTCCACTTCTTGGCGTTACGCGCACCACGGCGCAGTGCATGCTGACCGATGACATGGCCGACCTCGTGACACAGCAGGAACACAAGCTCGTCAACAGACAGCTTCTCGACGAAGGCCTTGTTGTAGTAAATCTGGCCGCGCTGATCGACAGCAGCAGTGGGGATGGTGTTGTCCTCGATGAGCTTGCGCTTCATGAGGATAGATGCGAAGAACGGATGCTGGGTAACGATTGATACCTTAGCGCGGTCGAGTGTTGTGACTGCCATGATTACTCCTGAAAAGTGATGATTTCGATTGGCTCAGTGCCTCTGAGCATGTCGGCTACTTGCTTTGATTTGTCTTTGAGCTCCTGTGTAGTGTGCTCGGCCAATATTTCTATAACCTTACGGATTGACTCCTTGTCGTGCATGGTGATGTAGAAATTGGAGTCGAGGCTGCTGATGCTCTGCATAGCCTGAGTGTGCTGACCACTGTAGTACCCCTTGTTGTACTCCGGGTTCTCAAGAAGCCATGCAGTCCAGTCCGCATGCACAATCTCTGCAACGCTAGGTGCGGCTGCCTCAGAGAGGCCAATAACGCGTACCCCATTCCAGTTGTTGACGCTGCACTGAAGGTGGTGCTTGGCAGCCAGTGCTTGCGCTATCTGCCTTGACTTGGACGACCAGCCACCCTCGATGGCGCGAGCTTCCATCATGCGGATGATTTTGTTACGCATCCTCACACCCAGTCGCTGTGGGTGCAGCGTAACGGTTGTCTCCGTACCAGCCATACCAGTGATACGCCCTCGTGCGTTGTTGTTCATTTGCTCTTTCATTTCATCTCCTCAAAAAAGTATCCATCGTCTTTCTGCACAATCTTTCCTTTCTTTTCATACACGCCTATCAGCCAGCGTGAATACTTGTTGGCTCTGCGTTCTTCACGCTCGGCCCACATCTTTACGGATGCGTTACGCCACAGCAGCACAGCCACTGCGACCATGAGTACGTATTCGAGTTCAGAGAAGTTCATCAGGTACCTCCACTTCATCACCCAGCTTGGATGCAACGTAGCACCGCATGGCGGCGATCAGGGGTGTGGGGCCTGCGGTGTGCAAGTGCCAGTCGTCTTGGTTGTGGTTGTAAACCGATGCAACCCAGTCGGCGGCGTCACCTTGTTGAACAATGCTGATACCCTCACGCTCAATGATCGGCCCACCTTGTGCCCAGTCGGTTGAGTAACTGGGGAACGGCTCGTCATGGCAAGCCCCTTCAAACCGTGCTTGATGCACCGCCCAATTAAGGGCTTTGCCTGTCAGTTCTGATGTTTTCATGAGAACATCGCCATCTTTGACGCCACGTCTTGCAGCTTCTTCTTAGCCTCGACACGCTTGTTGGCGGAGCCCTTGATCATCTCCACATCCTTGAGGTAACCCTGCACTGCATCCTCCAGCTCAGTGATATCTGCCAGCAGCTCAGGTGTCGGGTTGATTGCCAGCTTGCGAGCCAGTGTGCATCCGTCGATGACGTTCTCAACGAGGCTGTTGTGGAAGCGTTCACCCTTGAGGCCTTGGTACTCGCCCAGCTTAGTCACCAGTGCTTGTATGGGCTTGAGCATGCGCTGTATGGTGTCAGCGTTGGCAGCTTGCGCGGCTTCTTCCTCGGCACGTTTGAACGATGCAACGTCGTCTTCACTGAGGTCGAACAGGAAGTGCGAGGCGTCAGGCATGGGCTGGAAGCGCAACTCGGCAGACATGGACATACGGAAGTCATCGGCGTTGGGGTACTCGGTTACGTTGGCACGTCCGGCTGCATGGCCGCTGTTGCGGTACATCACATCGTCCAACACTAGCTGGTCATACATGGGCATGTAAGTGTCGAGCAGGTTGTCCACCTGAGCGATGCGGTGCTTCATCTCCTGCGTGTACTCCATGTACATATCGTTGGGGAGAATGCGTGGGCCAGCATCCATGTAAGGCAGCGTGTGCTTCTTGTGGTACTGGTAGACCTCGCCGTACTTGGCCATGATCTGGTTGATCGCTGAGTCTTTGTCCTTGAACAGCTTGGTCAGCACAGTGAGGCTGTTGTCTTTCTCCTGCGCTTGTAAGTTAGCCGTAAGCACAGCGTCACGCTTGGTGAGTGCTGCGCGACGAATAGTCAGCTTGACAAGAACTACCTTGTCCGAGAGTTTTGTAGGTGTCATGTTAGTTCTCCAGTGTGGTGATTGCCACGGCGTATGCCTTGGCTGCTTTCAGGGAGCGGAACGTCCGGCTCCCGTCGTGATTGACGAATTGGCAGTCCCACTTGCGGTCGCCGATCTTGGTGACCCAAGCAACAGTGACTTTCCATTGGCCGAGCATTGGTTTGTCGAAACGATTCTCGAGCGGGTCTTTGTCCCAGACCTTCTTGAGGTGGTGCTGTACCTTCCATTCGACTTGGTCGTTCGGTAGATACTTTTCGGGCATCAGCTCGGTCTCCCATACGTATCTCATGGGTCTAACCTAACTACAGCCTCGACCCAAGCCTTGGCCTCATGGACGTGCTTGAACTCGGGTATGTCTTGCGGGTCGTCTATCCAGTAGCGGCGGTCGTAGACCTTCCACCGCTGGGGGCCTCCGCCCCGACCGCGCCCTAGGTACTGGATTTCAAACAGCTTGCGTCGTATTTCCAGCGGCCCGGTGTTCTGGTCGATTACCCGCCCACCCAATATCCACGTCTCGCCGTCGTTGTCGGTCCGCCAGTTGAGTCTGTCGATCTTCATAGGCTTAGCCTCACCATGGCTGTCACCCATGCGATGGCGTCGTCCTTGCTGCTGAACTTGGGTATATCCGACACGCGCAGGGCGTTGAGCTCAGGACTCAGGGGGTGGATGTTGACGTGCCACTTGCCCCAGTGCGGTGACTTGTGGTTGTCGTCGTAGGTGACGGTAGCTACTACTTGCTCTTGCCGTTCGCTAGCCCCTCCGGTTCTCCAGATAGTCTGAACGTCGCGCTTGTAGTAGTACCGGTCACCCTTGCGACCGGGTTTCTCCCAACGGTAGTTGGTGAAGGTCAAGGCCATGGATTACATCAAGACTTCTGCGTTCTTGGATGCCCACTCGACGAAGCTACGTGTGTGCTTGATCGTAGGCTGCAACTTGATCGCGTCCTTGGTACACATGACGTTGAACTCAGGAGACAGGCGGGACAGGTACTTAGACACACGGTCGAAGTTGTCCTTGGTGGACTTACGAGCCAGCGCACCGGTCAAGGCGTACAGAGTCGCAGGGTCTTGGGGTACGTCAGAGCCCGCAGGGTCAAGCAAGATACCGTCGATATCAGGCAGTGACTCGTAGATACGCTTGAAGCCAGTGTACTCAGCAGCAGCGCCCTCGCCCACCTCACCGGCGCAGTTGTCGAAGAACAGACCCTTGTCGAGGCTGTCAGGGATGAGGTTGACACGCTCCCATGAACGAGGCGTTGGATTGGCGAAGCGGTTGGCATCGAAGTCAGACAGCAGACCGGGACGGAAGCGAAGGAACTGAATCAACACAGGGTCGATATCCTTGTCGAGCGCCCATGCAGTCCAGTCCTCGATAGTCTCTTGGAAGTCGAAGCGCCGTGTACGGTTGGCCAGCTTGGATGTGATGCGGTTGGCACCAGACTTGTCTTCGGTGCGGTTGCCAGTGGCGATGATGAACAGCTCGTCAGACAGCATGAGGTTGCCAGCACGACGGTCGTAGATAACACCGCACAGTGCGTTCTGCATGGGGACAGGCGCATCGGACAGCTCCTCCAGAATGAGTGCTGCACGTCCGACACCTTGGCGCAGGTTGTAGAACTCTTGGGGTGGAACCCAGCGTGTGTACTCGCCAGTGTTGTCAGGCACACCCAGCACGTCAACAGGGTCACGCAGGGATGCAGTGAACTCCACGATCTTGTCGGACTCGATGCCAAGCTCAGAGATAACCTCACGGGCACATGCTGACTTGCCACCACCGGGAGCGCCGAGGATGAATGGCACGACGGCATTGCCGCCATCGACACGGAACTGTTCAAGAACAGATGTTTTGATATTGCTGTAACGCATGATGATTCCTTGTGTGTTGAGATAGTTATGGAGCGTCTGGATGCCTGCCCCCATGCGTGACGCTTGAACGATGGGGTAGCCGAAATTGGTAATGTATGCAGGTCGTCTTACACAAACCTTACACAGTCACACGTCAGCGTGTAACTTCTTGAGCACCAGCCCTGTGGTGGCGTGGGCTTCTACGTACTGCTTGGCCTCGTCCAAGGTGTCGAACGATGCTGGCGGTTGTTTGGATATGCTGCCATACACGTTTGCATGGAAGGTGCCATGTTCTGTGACTTTGATGTAGCCCACTTGGTTGACTACTACGGACTGCTTGCTGCCATTCCAGCCCTTCATGTGGACTCGTATGGAATTGGCCAAGTGGCATCTGTGGTAGCGTGTTATCTGCACCATTGAGCCCGGCTCCCATATGAAGTTCATGTGCCCTCCAGTTTCTGTGTGACGTAGTAGGTGACGATGTGTGCCTTGGCATCTTCGAGGTTGTTGAACTTCGCCTGTGTGCTAAGACCCTCGTTGATAACTGCCATGAAATCACCTTTGGTGAGGTCTTCCCTGATGTACCCAAGCAACGCGTCTTTGTCAGTGCCATCGCCAGCCAGCAGATCGTGCCACTTGAAAAACCCGTGACTGCCTTTGTATGTGTCATCCCATCTCATCCCGGCCTCCATACCAGCAAGTCCATGAGCAGGACGCCAATGAGGAATACCAGTACGGCGATTCGTGCGGCTCTGTGTGTAATCATAGTTCTCTCCAACCCGATTCGATACGGGCAATCAGTTGTTGAAATGTGATGCGGTGCAGTGTCCCGAACCCGTCGTCCTGCCATACGGACGGGATGCTGCCGTGTGATGTGTGTCTGGTCATGGGGTCTCCAAAGTTGTTACGGATTACTTGTCTTGCATCCAAGCGACTAGCGAACCATTTGTGTAGCTTGCGGCTGTCGTCTTGCAGTAGCCCCGGTGGTGCGCCTGTCTTGCCGCCGTTCATGGCTTACCCTCTAGCCTCTCGGCCACGAGGTGGGCTCGGTACTCAGGGAACTTGGCCGGTGTGACGAAGATGGTGCCTTGGTCCCCGCAGTCGTGCCGCTTGAACAGGGGCACATCATCGGCATCACCGATCTTGATGAGCTTGCAGTCACTCTCGATATCTGGGCAGTGGAACGCACACCCATCGTGGAAACTGATTTCCGGCACGATGAGATACCAACGTCCGTCGTGCTTGATGCGTGGGTAATAGTCCGCATCCATCTTGGTCGGCTCTGGCGTTTTCATATCGCTGTTCCCAGTCTGTTGCGGATGTATTCGTACATGCGCTTGTATGCCTCCTTGGATTTGTGTGTAAGCACGAGCTGGCGTATGGCCATGAGTTCCTCACGGTCTTCTGACTCGCTGGGCTGGTCGCCAAGCCCTCGCTCGTTGTACTCGGCTTCGATGGCGCTGTCCTCGAACTCGGACAGGTCGACGTCTACCTCAACGGTTATGGTTGTCATGGCTCACTCTCCTGTTGTTTACCCTCGAACTCGTTGAACTCTTGCATGGTGTGAGGGAATCGCCCATGCAGGTCTCTGAACAGGACTGCGTTGCAGTCACTGCACCAGTGCGAGTAGGACTTGCAGGGTTTGATCTTCCTTGTCCTGTACATGGTCGTGCTCTGTATGAAGTACTCCCATGACGGATTGTCCATGCGCTTGAGGATGAGTTTCTTGCGTTTGCGTTGTTTCATGGTTTCCTCCATTCACGTTGGGTTGTGATGATGGTGTACCCAAGTGCGGCTATCCGCATCAGGGTCATGTCGGTGAGCACCTTGGTGCCTGCAATGTCTGCAAATGACTTGGCGTTATCGCACACGGGATATGCAACTTGCTTGCCATACTGGTCTTTCAGCTCGATGCGAATGGTGAGTGGTGTTTGCACGGATTACCCCTTGGTTGTGCGGATGAGCAAGCCGCGTGCAGTGTATTCGCCCATGAGTTGGGCCAACATCTCGTCGGCGGCATCTTCGTCTGTCGCTCTCATGTAGCTGTCGAGCAAGCTATCCAATTCTTCGTCGGTCATGATGTTCTCCATGTTGGTTAGTTAACAGCTGAAATTACTTTTCGAGCAAAGTATTCTGTGATGTACTGAGGTGCCTCAGCCACTTGAGCAACAGACATACAAGCATGAAGTTGCTCGCGTGACAGGTCTTGCTTGCCATGCTCAAAATTCACAAGCATGATGAGTACCTGATTCAGGGTTTCTTGCGATAGTGTCATGGGATTCTCCATGTTGGTTGATGGGAGGGGGAGGTGATGGTGCGTAGGCTGATTGATGGGTTAAGGGGATGCCACCCCCAAGCTGATGCACACACTCTGTGTGTATGCGTAGCCCCGATGTTAGGTATGTATACGTACGTTACCGACTGAATCGCTCAGCCAAGTATTCGTGATAGGCCACCTCTGGGTCGTCTGACTCCAAGGGGTTGGTTCCCATGTCAGCCTCGAAGATGAACGGCTCGCCCTCTTCAAGGTCCTCGTTGATGTATACATACATTAGCTGTTGACGTTGGGACATGATGACTCCTGATGTATACACACGTTGTGTATACGTACGTTGATGGGGTAATTATCCAAGCAATTAGGCAGGATTGAGGGGGCTTGGATAATTGCAGTTAGTGGGTACTGATGCTGGAACCCGCATGGATACTGGGCTGTGAGAGGGCATAAGGGTTTACCCGAGGGTAATTATCCAATTATCCAAAAAAGCTGGAGGGTCAGCTAGGATTTTAGGGTCGTATGAATTGTGTGCGCTCGGCGCACCTTCACACAAGAACACACACGCATCGTCTGTGTGTACCTAATATCTTGGATAATTGGATAATTGTCTAATTGCACGTCTAACCCCTTGATTTTAAAGAGAAACCTAATTATCCAAGGTAAAACACCCCTTGGATAATTGGATAATTAGACGTGTGTATACACACGTTAGGCAGTGATGGCACTGCGTGCGGCCTTGGCTTCGGCGGTGAAGTCCTCAGCCGATGCGATCATCTCGATGGCAACAGCCTTGAGTTCCATCAATTTGGCCAGTGTTGCGCCAGCCTTGAGTGCGCCTGTCTTTTTGTCGGTGACATAGCCGCCGTTCTTGGACAGCTTGGCCTTCATGATACGTGCCTCGAATTGGTCAGGCAATGACTCGAAGGCCGAACGATTGGAGATAACCATTGGCTCACCCAGTTGGGCGGCAAAGTACTCGCCAGCAGGTTTGTAGTTGCAGGCAGGGAATGCGGCTTGCTTGGCAATGGCTTGGATACCACCGTTGGCGATACCATTGCGGGCGGCTTGGCCCATCTTGCCCTTGGCATTGGCGAGCGCCATTTTGGTGTATGGGCTAGCGTCTTGCACGACAGACAGTTGACGCTCAGTCTTGGTTTTGCCGTAGACGTTGATCATTGCGGGTGTGAATTGTGCGAGTTCCATGATGATTCCTTATGTTGATTAGGCTTGGATGTATAGTCGGTTGACTACACACTGAAGCCCACATAGTGGGCGTTACGCTTGCTGTTCTTGGTGCGTATGGATACCTCAACATATCCTTAGAGTGATAGTTACTCGCCACTGTATTGCTCATTTTCAGTGGGCCTTCCAAACTATACGGTCTTGCACCGCCATAACTTGTTGCGTAAGAATCACGGTGGTCTAGGTTATTTGTGTACGCTTTCCGGGTAGGTCACAATCAACATACGATTTCATAATGGCACGTCCCACGTCTGCCACACTACTAACGTAACTCATGTACCGCCGTACCGCTTGCTCACACAATAGAGCCTAGCCCGCATCAATTCAATGCTTCAGGGTGTCCTCGACTATTTCGCACCCATCCCTAGCGCCACCTAGGGAGATTCCAATATAAATTTTTAAAGACCATTTGACCGTCAGTACCACCATGTTGCACCCGCATCAACCCGTAGGTATCCGCACGCACCGTTCCCGTAGGTCAGGCGCTAGGCATGATGAAACATCATCCGGCTGAACGGCACGATTACCGTTCTACTACTGGTCAGGCCGCTACCATGTAGTCAACCCTTCCACTACTG